CCACGGCCAGTGGCTGTATGTGGGGAAAAGCTTCTGCCAACCCGACATCATCGTCCTGCGGCCCAAGGCGCCGACCCTCATCATCGAGGTCAAGCTATCCCATAGGCCGGGGGCCAAGAAGAAACTGTTTGATGTCTACTTGCCCGCAGTGATTGAAGCGTTTCCAGGGCCTGTCGCCTGTGCCCAGGTGTTCCGCAACCTGAATAGGGGGAACCCGGATAGCTGCGATCTGGAGTACCTACTGAGTATGACAACCCACCGCTATGCGGAGATCATGTGGAGATGACCATGGAACTTAGCTTGCCACCGATAACCTACAACCTCACGATGCGACTTGGAATTTCGGGTCGCTATCTGGTGCTGCGGGTGGGGGACCAGCGAGGCTTTCAGGAGGTGCAGGTATCGGTGCCTTCGCTTTTGAAGGAGGTCTTCCCCGACGCCTCGGTTCACTCCCTGGAGTCCCTGGAGGAGTTGAAGTCCTGCGTGGACGCGGCTTACCGACAACTAAGGGCAGCAGTTTCGAACGAAGCCGTATCCGGGGCGCATCTGGATTGACCCGGCGGCCCGCCAACCTTCCCTCGTCCTGCAACCTACGCATGATCCAGAGGTAAAGAGTGGGACCCACCGGCCTTCCCAGCATGTGGCTTACCCACTCTTTATCGATTGTCTCTCGCTTTAGCAAACGGTTAGCAATGCGCTTGTAGTCGAGAAACGTCATGCCTTTGGGGAAGCGCCAGATCTTGGTGTTGACTAGTTTGATTTGGATTTGGCGCTTTCGTATGTGATTTGCCACGGAGTGTTACACTTGCTTTACCTTCTTTTCCCGCTTCTTCTTGACCTTGGGGTTGCCTTCGGCCATCTTCTTCTTCATGGGGGGCCGTGAGATCTGCATGTTGATGTTGGCGCGGCTGATCGCTTCCAGCAATCCGATCTGGTAGACCATCAACTGATGCAGGGTTTCCAGATTGGGAACATTCATCCCATAGAAGCGGGTGTCCGGGGTGGGTTCCGGGTAGAGAACCGAATCGAAGTAGATCATTAGATCATCCTAGAAGCTAGTGAGTGACTGAGGACTCGCGCAATTCGCGCCGTCCATCCCTTGCGGAATGTAGGGAAGTGACTCAGAGATTGCAAGAATAGGTATCGACTCTGGCACAAGTCGAAGATTAACTGGGTGGCATCGGAACCCCACACAGCAGCGTTGGTGGCGGGTCCATACAAACCATCCACTTCGGTATCGGCCACCTTTTGTAGATGGCGGATTGCAGTGGCGGGTCCCGAATTCACAGCGAAGTCGAAGACCGCGAGGTCCACCCCCAGCGGCAGCCGGGGACACTTGGCCGCTTCCCAGTAGCGATCCCTGTAGATGGGGACGACATCAGCCACCGTCAGGTTACGGATGTCTGCGACGGTGGCGGGCTTCTTGGCCCACGCCTCCCATGTGTCTTTGGTGATGCCGTGGTTGGTGGCCCCGCCCGGATCCTGGGGATGATCCACGAAGCCGCCCTCCTCCTTCAGCACGAAGCCCAGGCACGTCTCAAACCGGCTCATTTGGCTTTCCACTTATCGAAGCTGCGGGTCGCGGTGTAGCCCAGGTAGCCCGCGCCAAAGAGCCACCAGAGGGATTCGGGGATGGCGGCGAGGAGACTTCCCAGATTTGTGGCGGCGGTAGCCACATGGTGGGGGAACCAGATGCCGATGATAGATCCGACGAAGCAGAGGAGGATCGCCCCGTACATGACGTAGAGGAAGGTGGGGCGTGCCCTGCTGGTGTAGGGATCTGCGGACTGCGCCTCAGCAAGGATCGCAGACATAGAAACTTTGAGTTCCTCAAGGGCACCCGTCTTCTCCATCTGAATGAGTTTCAGCTTGGCCTCGTCCCTTTCCTTGTCGGAGGTGAAGAGGTTATCAATCAAGCTGAAGAGGGCCGGGGCCATCGACACAAGTGCTGGCAGCATCTCACTTCGCCTTTCCGGAGGGTGATACCGGCCAACTCTTTCGGGCTGGCCCGGTCTTCTTCTTGGCCATTGCAGATTTTTGGCCGGGGGTCATCTTCGCAGCGGCAGCAGCGGGGCGACAGGCGGGGTATCCCCGCTTCGATTTCTCTGCGCCACTGCGACCGCACTCCTTGCCGGTCTTTACGTCAACCCACTTCTCACCGAACCACTTGCCCAGGCCGCCCTTCATTTCTTTTTGACGCGGTTGTCCGCGCCACCCCAACTTCCACCCTTCTTCTTGTATTCCTTGGCTGCCCACGCATTTGCGTAAGCCGAAGGATATACATCAAATTTTTGTTTGGCGGCAGCCTTGGTTGCAGCCCACAGCTTGGGGTTTTTGGGGGTGGACTTCATGTCAGCACCGCCACGCCCTCAACGATTTATTGACCCGCGAGTTGGGATCGTTAGCGGTTTCCTTGCTGGTAAGTTTCTTTTTTAGCCCTTTCATGCGGGCACAGAAGCTATCCCGGCGGGGTCCGCCTTCGGGCTGCGGGGCCTTGAGGCCAGGCTTGCCGGGGTTGGCCTTGTTGTAGGAGGCGCGGCCCTTGGCGTTGAGGCCGCCCTTGGGATCCTTACCTTCGGCTCTTTGCCATGCGGGGGTCTTTGCCATAGGCTTTCTCCAGTGTCGTGACGGGGATGAATTCCCACCCACCGTGCGGGAAGCCCTGGCGCACGTCGCGCAGAAGGGTTACCCCTGAAGTCCACATACCCTGGGCAGGTCCAGCATACTCTTCTTTTTGGGTTGGGTCAAGATAGCAACCGGCCACCAGCCCGAAAAGTTTTCGAGATCCCTTGCGTATCGCGATATCCCAGACGTGGCTGTGGCCCATCACCGCCGATTGGTATTGGCGGCGCAGCAGATTGGCAGCGGGGTAGTCGCCCCCAATCGACTTGCCCATCACCCCCGTGACGAAGTAGTGGGATGCGGCGATGCCCCCGATGCTGAAGTCTTCCAGGAAGGGCACTACCTCCCACGAATGCAAGTGTAGGTTGTGGAGACCGAGGGTGCCTTGCAACTCGGGGACGTTGGAGAGGGCGCGGTTGATCCTCTCTTCGTGGTTCCCCATCAAGAAGATCTTCTTGCCGCGAAACTCGTTGAGGAAGGTAATGGCGTGGTTGGCGGCGGCGAGATCGGACTGGATGTTGCGGTTGTTGAAGGAGGCTTTCTTGCGGCTGGTGCCCGTGAGGATGCTGCCATCGTAGCTGCTGAGGGAGGGCATATCCGCCAGGTCCCCCAGGCAGAGGAGGACATCCGGCTCGGTGTCGATGAGGTAGCGGGCCAGCCAGTGGAAACGCCGCATAGACACGCCGGGTTTACTATGGCTATCAGGTAGTATCAAAATGTTCATTTGAAGATTTCCTGCAGCGTGGGCATGTCCTGATTTTGCTTGCCTAGGAGAAGCTTCCACATGGTGGGGCCGATGCCTTCCCCGTAGCAATAGATCCGCATGCCCATCGCCTTGGCGTTGGAGAAGAAGTGCTGGGCATCTTGCGATGCGGCAATCAACTCGCCGGTACTCCAGAATTTCTTGCCGGTGTTGCCGACCGTGATCTCCATGTACTTGGGGCGGCCATGCTCATCCTTGGCTGCCTTGTCGATCTGGCTTTCAGGGTAGCAGAAGTCGAACCCGAAGAGGTGGAACTCCGAGTAGCCCAGGGAGTTGCCGATGCTGACGCTGCGCCACGCGGCGCATGTTCCCCCGTTGATGAGGAGGGATCCCTCCGGGAAAACTTCAGACTTCAGCAGGGCCTGGGTCAAGGCGTGCCAACCCCACACGTTTTGGGTCTTGGTCTTGACGAAGCGGGTGACGCTGGGATCCGACATCGAGGCCACCAACACCTTGGTCTCGGGCGGGATCTCTTCGAAGAGAGTGGTGCGCCGGATGCCGTGGGTGCTGGTGCCCTCGACGCTGCGGGGATCCAGCAACACTAGGTATTCGGGGACAACGCCCCAGGAGACCAGGGTGGGGAGGGAGTGCTTGACGCAGCAGATGTCCGCGCCCTGCTTCCACATCTTGATGATCTTGTCCTTGCGCTTGTGGATGTCGGGACCGGCGGAGACCACAACCAGCTTGCGGTCGTGGGGTCGCGCCTTGCGGATCCACCGCTTGACAAGTGTCAAGTTTTCCTTGACGTTGTTGATGATGTGGTCCTTGGGCATGCAGTCCTGGGCAGTGACCTTGATGGGGGCCATGCCCGCCCCAGCCGGGGGCAGGTCCGGAAGGTTGTCACCCACCGCTGCGATCTGCACGATGCCGCCCCCTGCGACGGGATCCTTGCTGATGTAGATCTTTTTGGGGCGTGTGATCTTCTGGAAGGTGGCGGCAACACCCTGGAATTCTGGCGCGGGGATCTTGCCCGCAGCGTCAGCCACGTAGTAGTCATCGAAGACCACCACAGGAATTCGTTTGCATGCGTCGTAGTCGTGTGCGATGGTGTCGAGGGAGTGGCCGCCATCCAGCCAGGCAAAATCGACGTTGGGGATTTCCTGCAGGGTTTCCTTGGTGTCGCCCTTGACGAGGAAGAATTCGAAGATCTTGTTGCGCGCCTTCATAGCGGAGGCAAATTCCTCCAGCTTGGCGGCAACCTCCTCAATGCTGAAGTGCTTCTTGATGTTGTGTTCCTTGGCGTCCGTTTCTGCCGTAGCTTCCTCAAAGAGGTCGTAACCATGATAGACTACGTGATCCCACTTAGTGAAGGCGATACTGGCCATTTGGATGGCGCGGTCCCCGTTCCAAGTCCCCGTCTCAAGGATGGTCTTGGGGAGGTAGTGCTGGACAAGGGCCGACAGTTGGTCATACCTGGTCTTCAGACTTGTAGGCTTGTTCTTAAGGTTCCCCTTGAGGTGGGTGAATACCTGCTGGAGGGGACTATGGCCGAAGGCGTCGAGTCCGACGTATTCCGGATCAACCAGATTGTGCGCTTCAAGACCGTGCAGTTTGTGGATTGTCAGGAGCCGTTCGAATGCGAAGGCATCGGTCCACTCCGCATAGTTGAAGATTTCTCCCGACATGTAGATGTCGAAGAGGTCCACGATGAGGGTGCGCGCCGGGACCCCCTCAAAGTAGAGGAAGCCCGTTTCACTGTAGTTGATTCCTTTACGGCCCAGGTGGGTGATGCTGGGTTTACATATTCCCCGCAGCCAGTCGATGGTGAGGGGAGCATGCGTGACGGTGTCGGCATCCAGCCAGATGAAGGGGTCTTCGTCCTTAGCGGCGTCATGCAGGGCAAAGACCTTGGCTGAAAACTTGTAGGCGTCCAGTCGGTAGTTGTAGCCCTCGGGGGTTTCCCCCTTCTTGTCCGCATGCTGGGTGCGGAACTCGGTGAAGCCTTCCGTGTCTTCCAGCTTCTTGATGGTGGCTGGTCGCGGGGATGTGACCTCGGCAGGGTCCATCCCATCGACGTAGATCGTCAAGGAGATCTCGGGATCCCACAGCTTGGTGGACTCAAGGAAGCGCTTGCCATAAAGGTCCCAACCCTTGGGTCCCCAAGACGTAACGATTTTCATTTGGAGAAATCCACAATATGATTCCAGTTGAAGGATGCGTGCTTGACAAGACGAGCTTCGTCTTTCCACTTCTCGGCATAGGGGACGTTTTGGTGGTTAGGGAACCAGGGTCCACCCTCAGTGAAGTGGATGGCTTTGGGTTCCTCGTAACTGTAGCGGGTCGTGGGGCTGTGGTATGGAAGCCAGTTCCAAGTCTCATCGATTTCCCCGATGGACTCAGTCCAGTCAAACCCGTGAAGGTAAGAGCCTTTTGCGGAGTTGACCAATTCAGGGGTCAGCTTCCGGCAGTCCTCATGCGAGGGATTGAACACCATGAGGGAGGACCACAGTTTACGATGGTATTGCGTCTGCGCGACCCCATCCATCTTGATGGCGTTTTGGGGATGGTACTTGTGCTTCACAACGGAAACCGCGACATCCGGATCCACGAACTCAATCATCTTCTGGATGTCGTGAAGAAACAGGAAGTCGCAATCAACAAACACCACAAGGTCGGTGATGTTGTTGGCGGCGGCGATGTGAGGAACCAGAAAGCGGGAGAAGGAAAACTGCGTGGAGAAGGGCTTCCCGTCGATCTCATCGATCATCTGGTTGCCTTCGAGGCGATGCTTACGCCAGTATTTCCCCGGAGTCAGATACGCCAGATTGAGGGGGGTGATGACGCAGGGGACGCTACAGTGCCGCTTGGCGCTATGCGCGGCTACCTCGTAGGCCATGTCTTCCCTGGCGTCGTATCCAATGAAGATGTGGAGCATGCCCGCAGTGTAGGGGGAATGCTCTAAATCGGCAACTAGTTTTGGAGTCTTTCTGCGTAGGGGCCGCGAACAACCTTCGGCACCGCTTCAGGTCGCTGCGGATACAGGATCTGCTTGACCTTGGTTTCGACGTTGGTGTTGAAGGCGTCGGCATCCTGGATGATGCGATCCACCAACGGCTTGCCCTGGTCAAACTCCATGGCTTCCTTACGGAGGCGCACTGC